ACAGAAGAAATTATTGAACTTTCTGTATCACTCGCGAGGTTGAGATAATGACACTTATTCAATCATCTGATCTTGACTTTGATCAGATTAAAAATAGCTTAAAGACATACTTAAAAGCACAATCAGAATTTGCTGATTATAATTTTGAAGCGAGCGGATTGTCTAATATCCTCGATGTTTTAGCTTACAATACACACCTCAATGGATTGATTGCAAACGTTGGATTGAATGAATCCTTTCTCAATTCAGCACAGCTTAGATCATCTGTAGTTTCTCATGCAGAATCTCTTGGATATTATCCTAGATCAAAAACTTCCAGTTTCGCTGTAGTAAACATGTCAGTCGCAACAACAAATACTACGGTGAATTCAATCACACTGCCTCAGTATAGTACTTTCAGTTCTAGCATTGATGATGTATCATATACATTTATGACATTAGAACAGTACATCGCATCAAACAATGGAACTGGTACTTTTACATTTAGAGATGCATCTGGTAATGCAGATATTACTTTGAAAGAAGGTACACTTAAAACAAAAACATATATCGTTGGTGATGTATCTGATGAACAAATTTATATTATACCAGATGAAACCATTGATACTTCTACTATTAGCGTAAAAGTGTTTGACAGTGTTACTTCTTTATCATTTGAGACTTATACAGATATTCAAAATTCAGTTAGAATTAACCCGGCTTCTACTGTGTATATTGTCAGAGAAGTTCCAAACGGATTTTATGAAATAACATTCAGCGATGGAAATGTTCTGGGTAAGTCTCCTGCAGTAGGAAGTAAAATTGTAATTCAATATCTTTCGACAAAAGGAAGTGTTGCCAACAACGGAACAGTGTTTGTATCTGATAATCAAATAAGTGTTGACGGTAGTCCTTTTAATATTTCAACCACAGCAGTTTCAAATTCAGGTGGTGGTAATGATAAAGAATCAATCACTTCAATTAAATCAAATGCACCTATCTCTTTTGCTACACAACAAAGGCTGATTACTGCAGAAGATTATAAAGCGATCATTCTTCAAAGATTTTCATCCACTGTTGAAGATGTTATTTCGTGGGGTGGTAACGATAACGTTCCTCCTATCTATGGAAATGTTTTTGTTGCACTTAAGTTTAGAGATGGTGTAGCAGCTTCTACGCAAACTCAAGTAAAGAACTCAATTAAAACCCAGCTGTCAGATAACTTAGCAGTTGTTTCTATTGATACTATATTCGCAGAACCTTTTGAAACATTCATGCTATTAACGACTTCTTTCAATTTCGATCCGGATTTAACTGGCGATACAATTGAAACGACTCAGTTCGCTGTTCAAAGGCTAATCAATAATTTCTTTAATGACGAACTAAGCACGTTTGGAGCAGTGCTTCGAAGATCACAACTTCTTGCAAAGATTGATGATTTATCGCCAGCTATTCTTAACTCAGCGATAGCGATTAAAGTCCAACAAAGAATCACACCGACTCTAAATAATCTACAAGATGTAGTAATTGATTTTCCAATACAGCTAGCTTCTCCAGATGATGTCGTCTACAGTGTTGTTTCTTCGGCATTTACTGATGAAACTGGAACTCAGGTTTTCTTTAGAAATAAACTATCTGATACTAAATTAGAATTAGTTAGCCTGTCAACAAGCGAAGTCATAAAAGATAACATTGGTTCATATATACCTAGCCAAGGAAAAGTATCAGTTATCGGAATTCAAATTTCTGCATACTCTGGTAATATTGAAGTTACTTCTATACCAGCAAATCAATCAACAATCAAGCCTCTTCGTAATTACATCATGAAGATAGACCCGACATCGGCTTCGATTGCTACGATTGATTATCAGAATACAAGCGATTCATTGAGCATATGAGCCATACTATAAAAGATAAAAATAGACGAGAGGTTACACTCACTACATCAAAAGTTGGTGAAGTAGTACCTTCGTATTATGAAGGAGAGAATCCTCAGCTTCTCTCATTGCTCGATAAGTACTATGAGTTTCTAGATAGTGACGGCAGTCAAGCTTTTTCTAGAGCAATTAAAGATTTGCATCATGTTAGAGATATCGCAGAAACAGATATTAAATATCTAGATGAGCTAATCAAAGAAATTGGAAATGGCTTACAAGCTTCTACTTTTTTTCAAAATCCTAGACTTATGGCAATGCTTCTCGGAGGATTCTATAGATCAAAAGGTACTCTTGTTTCAATTGAAGGATTTTTTAGAGGATTCTTTAACGAACAAGTTACTGTAGAATATCCTAAAGATCAGATCTTTATTGTAGGAGAATCACAGACTGGATTTGATTCTCAAAAATTTATTCAAGATAATGAATTATATCAGATCTTCTCAATATTACTTAAGGTCGGTATATCAACACAGGATTATGAGTCTTTATACAAAAAGTTTGTCCACCCGGCTGGATTTCATTTTGCAGGACAAGTAGCATCTATTGAAGAAGCTACGTTATCACTTTCTGCTTTTGGTTTGATAGACTCTGACGTTGGTGGTGGATTTACTGTATCGTCTGAATTTGCATTGTCTCCATTTGGTCAAACTACTGAACTTACAGCCCTTATCGATTCTGGCGCAACACCACAAGCTTTCAGAGTCGGTGTAAACCAAATTGTTTCTCTATATACTACTTCGGGCATGAATGCCGGTGAACTATCAAACTTCTATCCTACGATTGCAACACTGCTAAGTGCCAATTCGTTTACACTGGATGATAGTGCATCTTCGGATTCAGCGGGACCAGACATGTCTTTGACGCTAGAAACTATGGATAATGACATGTTTACACGCTATACTAGCGACTCGACGATATAAATAACATAAACCAAAGAGTGGAATGATGACTAGACAAAACATCGCAATTGGCACAGTAGCAAATGATGGAACCGGAGATACACTGAGATCTGCCGGGTCAAAGATTAATGAGAATTTTGTAGAAATATATCAAAGAATTGGTGGAGATAGCGATGTGCTATCCTCTCAGGTATCATTTGAAGATAGCGCAATTGTTTTCGAAGGTGCTCTTACAGACGCTCATGAAACTCGGTTGACTGCAGTCAATCCTACTGCGGATAGACAGGTACAGATTCCAAATGCTGGCGGGATTATTGTCCTCGATACAGCAACTCAGTCTTTAACAAATAAAACAATAACCGCACCGACGATCAGTTCTCCTAAAATTACAACTGCTATCAACGATACAAACGGTAATGAACTAATTAAGTTGACTTCTGTAGCTAGCGCTATTAATGAATTAACAATCGCTAATGCTGCAGTTTCTAATAATCCACAGCTTAACGCAACTGGTGGAGATACAGATGTTAATGTTAATATCAACGCTAAAGGTATTGGCTCTGTTGAAGTTAGCAAGATAGCTTTAGAAGCTGTTGAGATTAGCGCGGATGGTAATGCATCTCAATCTGCTACTTATATTATTTGTAACAAAGGTACAGCTCTCGCAGTAGGACTTCCAGATGGAACAACAACTGGTGAATATAAAATCTTTACAAACAAAGGAGCCGGGGCTGCAACAATTACGCCTACAAGTTTTGGCACCAATACTAGTTTCGCAATTGCTCTAAATGAAGGAGCACAATGTATATGGGATGGTTCCAACTGGTTCCTCGTAGGCAACCAATCAGTAACAACGGTGGCATAATATGGTAGCGATAGCAACAAACTCATTAAAACAAAAATTTGCAGATCTTCTATTCAAAGAAGTTATTGATACAACCGATAACAACGAAATTTATATTGGAATTGGCAAAGCTGATGCCTATGATAGCTCTGACACTGTTATTACTCCACTTCAAACTCTAGAAGAAGAGAGAGAAGCACGATCAAATTTGCAATCAGTTAAAAAAGTCACTGGTACCTCATTTGTCATTCCTCGAAATAACTGGACTTCAGGTACAATATATGCTGCTTGGCGCGATGACACAATCGGTTATCCATCAAATGCTTATTACACATTGACAGAAGATCAAGAAATTTACATTTGCTTACAGCAAGGTAAAGATGCAACTGGTACAGCTAACCCGTCTATCGTGAAGCCTAGCTTTACAGACGCAGGTGTTAATCAGGTTCAAGCGTTTAAGACTTCAGATGGTTACGTGTGGAAACTAATGTATGCGATCTCTGCTTCAAGAGCTAGTACATTCCTTTCATCTTCATTTATACCAGTGCAAGACATAACTATTGATTCTTCTGCGGCCAACGCTTTCGAATTGCAACAGCTAAATATTCAAAATACTCCAAGAGCAGGTGCAATTCTAGGGTTTGATATTACAAACGGTGGTAGCGGTTATGTCAGTGCA